GCTGGCCGCTGGCCGCTGGCCGCTGGCCGCTGGCCGCTGGCCGCTGGCCGGGGGGTAGGGCCGGCGGGAAGGGCCAATTGCTACGGAGCGTTCACCAACAATTTTTATTTTTTATGATATAAACCAAACATGGTATCTTTCCCGCTATCCATCCGACAGCTAAACGCAACAGAGTCGCGTTTACAAGCTGTGTACGATGCAGCAAAGCTAGGCTTGCGCGGTGAGACACTGGCGCTTGCATCCGGTATGCTGCCTGAAGAGTTCATGGCGCTAGTTAACTTTGATCCGGTCGTAAACATGGCCGCGATGAAAGGCAAAGCTGACGGCGAACGCGAGATGGCAGAGATACTGCACACCGCAGCCCGAGGCGGGGACGCTAAAGCGGCGCTAGAAATACTCAAGCATCAGCACGGCTGGGTTGCCAAGCAGGCTATCTCAGTAGAGATTGACCACCGCATATCCATAACCCAGGCGCTGGCAGAGGCCGAGCGGCGCATCATAGAAATCGTAGATGCAGACAACAATCTATCAGCCTGAAGACGAGCAAGAACTTATGGCGAGGCTATGGAGTCCTGCGCTAAAAGACAATCCGCTGACGTTTGTGCTGTACCTGTTCCCTTGGGGGCGCAAGGGGACGCCGTTGGAGCATTTCTCTGGCCCGCGCAAATGGCAGCGTGAAGTACTGCAAGACTTGGCTGACCACATCAAGAAGAACAAGGGTGTGGTTGACTACTCGGTGTTGCAGGAGGCAGTATCCAGCGGGCGGGGTATCGGCAAGTCTGCGTTGGTGTCCTGGCTGACTATATGGATGGCATCGACGCGGATTGGCTCGACGACGATCATTAGTGCGAACTCAGAGAACCAGTTGCGGAGCATTACTTGGGCGGAGATAACCAAGTGGTTGGCGATGGGGTTGAACAGCCATTGGTTTGAAGTCTCAGCCACTCGCGTGGCACTGGCCAAGTGGTTGACTTAGCTAGTTGAGCGGGATTTGAAAAAGGGTACGCGGTACTGGGGGGTAGAGGGTAGGCTGTGGTCGGCGGAAAATCCGGATGCGTATGCTGGTGTGCACAACTTTGATGGTGTGCTGGTAATCTTTGACGAGGCGTCTGGTATTGACGACAGCATCTGGTCGGTGACGGGTGGGTTCTTTACGGAAAACACGCCGAATCGTTTTTGGCTGGCGTTTTCCAATCCGCGCCGCAATACGGGGTACTTCTATGAGTGCTTCAATAGTAAGAGGGCGTTTTGGCAGACTAAGGTGGTAGATGCTAGGACGGTGGAGGGGACGGACAAGCAGGTCTATGAAAGGATCATCGCGGAGTACGGGCCGGACAGTGCTCAGGCGCACGTTGAGGTGTACGGTGAGTTTCCACGGGCGGGGGACGACCAGTTCATACCGTCGAACGTGGTGGATGAGGCGATGCAAAGGCCGAAGTACAAGGATCAGTCAGCACCAGTCATCATTGGGGTTGACCCGGCGCGGTTCGGGGCTGATGCGACGGTGATTGCGGTGCGTCAGGGGCGCGATATTGTGGCAATCAAGAAGTACAGGGGTGATGACACCATGACGGTGGTGGGGCACATCATTGAGGCGATGGAGGAGTACAAGCCTGCGATGGTGGTGATTGATGAGGGGGGACTGGGGGCGGGCATTGTGGATAGGTTGAAGGAGCAGCGGTACAAGATCAAGGGTGTGAACTTTGGAAATAAGTCAAAAAACCCGGTGATGTACGGAAATATGCGGGCGCAGATGTGGGGGGACATGAAGGACTGGTTGAAATCTGCTAGTATTCCGACCGATAGGTTTTTAAAAACTGATCTTATTTCGCCCTTGATGAAGCCTGATTCACGGGGTACGATCTTCTTGGAAAGCAAGAAAGAAATGAAGGCCAGAGGTTTGGCTAGCCCGGACGCTGCTGACGCCATATGCGTGACGTTTGCGTTCCCTGTAGCACATCGGGAGTACCGTGAGGCAGCGCCACGCAGGTACTCTGACTATTCGGCGGTATCTACTGGATGGATGGGATCGTGATGGCTACTAAAAAAGGTGTATCTCTATCAGTTGGGCGCGGCGAGAAGCTGCCGGTAAGCCAAGGTGCTGGGTTGACAGCCAAGGGCCGAGCGAAGTACAACGCAGCCACTGGCTCAAACCTCAAGCCTCCAGCGCCTAGCCCCAAGACTGACGCCGACAAAGGGCGCAAGGCTAGTTTCTGTGCCAGGATGTCAGGTGTTGTAGCCAAGGCCAGCGGACCAGCAGAACGGGCCAAGGCGTCACTCAAACGATGGAAGTGCTAATATGAAACCCGGACTCTACGCAAACATCAACGCCAAACAAGCCCGCATCAAGGCTGGTTCTGGCGAAAAGATGAACAAGGTCGGCAGCAAGGCAGCGCCGACCAAGCAAGACTTTATTAACTCGGCCAAGACGGCTAAGAAGAAGTAGCCATGCCGCTTAAAAAATCAGCTACGCCTGCGGCGTTCAAAGCCAATATCAAGGCCGAGGTCAAGGCAGGCAAGCCGGTAAAACAGGCCGTGGCGATTGCGTACTCAATCAAGCGAAAAGCAAAAAGTAATGGCTGACTACACAGGCATTAACAAAGTTGGGCAAGTTGCTGACGTTGGGGGCGGCGACGACTACGAGTACAGCGACATGCTGTCAACCATGCGTTCGCGCTTGACGATGGCGGTGGATGCCTACAGTGACTCGCGCAGCAACGAACTGGATGACCTGCGCTTCATGGCTGGCTCACCAGACAACCAGTGGCAATGGCCCGCTGACGTACTGGCGACTCGTGGTGCGGTGCAGGGGCAGACGATCAACGCCCGTCCCTGCCTGACTATTAACAAACTGCCGCAGCACGTTCGGCAAGTCACTAACGACCAGCGCCACAACCGGCCAAGCGGCAAGGTCATCCCTGCTGACGAAATAGCCAACACTGAGATGGCGCAGATTTTCAACGGCATCGTGCGGCACATTGAGTACATCAGCGATGCTGACACCGCGTATGACACCGCCTGCGAGAACCAAGTCACTTACGGCGAAGGTTACATTCGGGTACTTACCGAGTACTGCGACGAGAACAGCTTTGACCAAGAGCTGAAGATTGGCCGGGTTAGAAACTCATTCTCAGTGTTTATGGACCCGGCCATCCAAGACCCATGCGGCGCAGATGCGCGGTGGTGTTTTGTTACGGACGACGTGCCAAAGGACGAGTACGAGCGTCTGTACCCTGACGCTGCTCCTATTAGCAGCTTGCAGTCCCTTGGGATTGGCGACCAAGACCTGACGCAGTGGCTACGGGATGAGACAGTGCGGATTGCTGAGTATTTCTACAAGGAATACAAGCCGGAAACGCTAAACCTGTACCCCAACAACCTTACGGCGTTTAACAACACGCCTGATGACAAGCAACTGAAGATGGTTTACGGCAAGCCATTGAAGACTCGGGTTGCACAGCGGGAAAAAGTTTGCTGGGTCAAGACCAACGGCTACGAAGTGCTGGAGAAGCGCATCTGGGCCGGTAAGTACATCCCCATTGTGCGGGTGGTGGGCAACGAGTTTGAGGTTGATGGGCAGATTTATGTTTCTGGCTTGGTGCGAAATGCCAAGGACGCCCAACGAATGTACAACTATTGGGTAAGCCAAGAAGCTGAGATGCTGGCTTTGGCACCTAAAGCACCATTCATTGGCTACGGTGGGCAGTTTGAGGGGTACGAAACGCAGTGGAAGACTGCCAACACGACCAACTGGCCGTATTTGGAGATCAATCCAGACGTTACGGACGGCCAGGGTGCAGTTCTGCCACTGCCACAACGTGCACAGCCGCCAATGGCGTCTAGCGGTCTTTTGCAAGCCAAATCAGGCGCATCTGAGGACATTAAAGCGGCCACCGGGCAGTACAACGCCAGTCTTGGCATGGGCGGCAACGAGCGCAGCGGCAAGGCTATCTTGGCTCGCCAGCGCGAGGGTGACGTTGGTACTTATCACTACGTTGACAACCTAGCCCGCGCTATCCGCTACGTCACTAGGCAACTGGTGGACATGATCCCCAAAATCTACGATACCGCACGAGTTGCGCGGATTATTGGCGAAGATGGTGAGACAGAAATGGCGAAGATTGACCCGTCGCAAGAGATGCCGGTCAAGAAGATCGTTGACCAGCAGGGCATTGAGATTGACAAAATCTACAACCCGAATGTTGGTAAGTACGATGTGGTGGTGACCACCGGCCCTAGCTACAGTACCAAGCGTCAAGAGACACGGGAAGAAATGGCCCAATTGCTGCAAGGTAATCCACAACTTTGGGCGGTAGCAGGCGACTTGTTTGTCAAGAACATGGATTGGCCGGGTGCCGAAGAACTGGCTAAACGCCTAGCCAAGACCATTGACCCGAAACTTTTGAGCGACGATGAAGATCCAGCCTTGCAAGCTGCCAATATGCAGATGCAGGCTATGGGGCAGGAAATGCAGCAAATGCAGCAGATGTTGCAAAACGTGCAGAAGTCTATGGACATGCAAGAGTTGCAAATCAAGCAGTTTGACTCTGAGGTCAAGGCATACGATGTAGAAACCAAACGTATGGTTGCCATGTCGTCTGCCATGACGCCAGAGCAAGTGCAAGAGGTGGTACTGGGTACAATCCACGGCATGATTACCAGCGGCGACCTGATTAGCGAAATGCCAGGGCGCGACGTTGATATGCCGGGTATGGAGATGCCGCAGGAAAGCATGGAACCACAAGGGATGCCGCAATGAAAGGCAACGAATTTGTAGGTATGTTGTTCCTTGCACGGGATGTGGCGCACAGCGTCCACTTGAACACGCGCAGCTACAGCAAACACGTTGCGCTCAATATCTTCTACGAACGCATTGTGGGCGCGGCTGACGACTTTGCTGAAGCCTACCAAGGCCGGTACGGCTTGATGGGCCAAATCACGCTGGGCAGCAACAAGAAGACAGCTAACATTATTGAGTTTCTTCAAGGCCAGCTTGATGAGATTGAAAAAGTACGCTACGAAGTGTGCGATAAGACTGACACTTCACTTCAACAACTGATTGACAACATTGTTGAGATTTATCTGCGTACCCTGTACAAGTTGAGGTTCTTAGCATGAGTACCACTTCCCTGTCACCCCCACCCAAGCTGCAATTCTTTACCGCTAACGGTGAGCCGCTGTCGGGCGGGTTGCTGTACACCTACGCGGCTGGTACGACCACGCCGCTAGTCACTTACACCGATTCGACTGGCAACACCTCCAACACTAACCCGATTGTTTTGGACAGTCGCGGCGAGGCCAATGTTTGGCTTGGCGGTGCATCTTACAAGTTTGCCCTCTACACCAGCGCAAGCGTGTTGATCTGGACAGTGGACAACATCAGTGACTACACCTTTGTTGTCAATGCTACGGGTGATGGAACAACGACTGCCTTTCCGGTGGCAAATAGTTTTTCCGCTATCTACATCAATGGCGTGTACCAAAACCGCAACACTTACGTTGTCACTAGCGGTACGGTGACGTTTACCGAAGCGCCCCCTTACACTTCCGTCATTGAAGTTGTTTGCAACTAGGAACTTGTTATGCTGAAGACTACAAGCTCAGTTATCCAGGCTAGCCAGATTGCAACGCCAATCACTTTTGCCGGTAACGTAACCCTATCAACCGGCAATTTGGTTCTTGGCACAGCCGCAAAAGGCTCAAATTTCACCGCCAATACGCCCGCTACGGGGATGACTAGCCAATTGCTGAATTGGTATGAAGAAGGCACTTATACGCCTACAGTAGCGGCCACCTCGGGAACAATCACTTCGTATACCGCAACTGCGGGGTACACCCGGATTGGCAGGTCTGTTACTGTAGCTGCCAACTTGACTATTACCGATAAGGGTACGGGAGCCGCTACGTTGACGATTTCATTGCCTTTTACCGCTAACGGCAGTTTTATTTTTGCTGGCGTAGGTCGAGAAAATGCAATAACGGGTAGCCAATTGCAGGCATCAATTTCTGCGGGTGGCACAGTTATGAACGTATTGAATTACGCTAATGCAACAATTATTGCAACCAACGCTCAAGTTCGCGTGACGGCTACATATTTTGTCTAAGGAATAAAAATGTCTTTGACAAAAGTTTCCTACTCAATGATCAAAGGGCAGTACGTCAATGCTCTAGATTATGGTGCGGATTCCACTGGCGCTACGGATTGCGCCGCTGCGGTTCAAGCTGCTGTCACAGCGGCTGCGGGTCGGCCTGTCTACTTTCCTGCGGGAACTTACAAGATCGGCACAACGATCAATTGCGACCCGATAGCCTATGACGCTTCTCGTTTTGGTGCACCGGCAAAAATTATTGGCGATGGTCAGCTAAAAACGTATTTTGACTCCCGCGTCAACGGTCCGTTGTTTAGCATGGTGACCACTAGCATCATCGGCGATTTTAAGGGTTCACTTGGCGGCAGGTTTGAAGGTTTTACCATCAATCGTGGCGCGACTACGACTAATGGTGTTGGCATTTACATGACTGCGGCTTATCAGCCGACTATTCGCAATGTGAGCATTATTGGGATGTCTTTGCATGGCATTCAAATTCCTTGCATTTTGGGTGACAATGACGGGTCTAACGACGTACTGATTGACCATGTGCGTATTGAAAATTGCGCTGGCTGGGGCATCAAAGCAGATGGTGATTCCAGCTATAACGAGACTAGCTACATTTACATGCAGCAAGTCTTTATTCAGGCTTGCGGAACCGCTAGTGCGTCCGCAACACCACCTTCGGGCGGCATGATTTGGAAAGGTCAAATCCTTACCATGCAGCAGTGCGCGTTTACGCTGAGTGAAAATTGTGCGCTGTTTATCCTCGGTCAATCTGGCCTAGCGCAAACCGCTGATTTGCAAGACTCAACTTTTGAGAACAACAAAGTTCGAGGTTTGTATTGCACGGGCGTTACTGCTTTTAAGGGCCGTAATCTTCAGTTCTACAACAACAATACTTACACGGCCACAACCGCATGTGAATTCGATGGTGCTTCGTTTACCGTTCAAAACGTAAGCATAGATGGCGTAGTTTGCCGAGCTACAAGCGGAAACAATGCGTACACTGCCTTTAAGATCAGCGGGGCAAACACAAAGCTAAATACTTGCCGCGTCATCAATGTAACTTGGGATAACTTTGACTTTGCAGGTCAAACCAGATTTAACGGTTGGCAATTTGATGCAATTCCTGACAATGGAGTCTTGTCAGTACCATCCTCGTCAGAAATCTATCTAAAACCAGACTCGTATATTGGGACCGGCAACAAAGTACCAATGCGTATGCAAGGCCCGCTTAATCAAGGCGGTGTAGGCGTAGCGTCAACTTCTGGTGAATGGATTGCCAATCAATTACCTAGTGGCGGATTGGTCTTAAGTACGTCTAGTTTACTTGCTACTACAAGGTATTACGTTTATCTTTACGATAGTGCAAACTTACCAACTTTGGAAGCAAGTACAACCGTATTTGTTACAGACACTGTAAGTGGGTATGCGGTTAAAACTGGCGATGCTACTCGGTACTATGTCGGAAGTGTAATCGGCGGGGCAACTGACGGAACAGTTGCGGTAACCGCAGATGGTTGGCTTAATCCGCAAGCTATTTCTAGTAATACTAATTCGGTAAGTTATCTGTGGGCAGACTCTACTACCCGCTTGCGTATTAAATCAAGTCTACCGACCAGTGACACTGATGGCGTAGTTGTTGGTACTCAAACTTAACTTTGAAAGACAATTATGTCTAGCGAACAAACAGCATTTTTTCCGAACGGCCCGACCGTTGTAATCACAGCCAATGCAAGCGCCCCTACAGCGGTGCAAATTTTGCCCACTTTTACCGCAGTCACACCGCCAACCAATCAATACCGAGTGGTTAACGCGGGGGCTGTAGTGGCCTTTCTAGGCGTAGGCGCAACAGCGGCAATTGCGGGCACCAATTCCGCAGCGGTCACTGCAACTGGCAATGCAATTCCCCTTGTTGCCGGTGCTGTGGAAGTGTTCAACTTCCCGCCAACGTCGTTCTTTACCGCGACTGCGGCATCGTCCACGACTCTTTACGTCACACCCGGACAAGGACTATAATTTTTGTACTGGCCCAATGACCAGGGAATCTTAGGATTCAAAAATGTCAGAAGTAGAGCAAGTAGCGGAATTAGCCCCCGCGCCGGAACTGGAAACCACGGTGGTTACTCCAGAACCTGTAGTTGAAACGCCGGAAGTAGCAGCCAAAACATTCTCGCAAGAGGAGCTTGACGCCGCTATTGGTAAACGCCTCGCAAGAGAGCAGCGAAAGTGGGAACGAGAGCGACAGCCTGCGCCAGCAATGGCAGTGGATTTGCCTCCGCAAGATCAGTTTGAGTCGGTTGATGCTTACGCAGAAGCCAAAGCTTACAAGCTGATTGAGCAGAGGGAACTTCAAAAACAGCAAGCTGAAATTCTTGATGGGTATCATGAGCGTGAAGAGACAGCTAGGTCTAAGTACAGCGACTTTGAACAAGTTGCTTACAACCCTGGCTTGCATATCACGACCGTGATGGCACAGGCGATTCAATCGTCGGACATTGGGCCTGACTTGGTTTATCACCTTGGCTCAAATCCGAAAGAAGCAGATCGTATTTCTAAGCTAACGCCTATTTTGCAGGCTAAAGAAATTGGACGGCTTGAGGCTAAATTGGCCGAAAACCCCGTTCAAAAGCGTACCTCTGGTGCGCCTGAACCGATTTCACCAGTCACTGCCCGAGGAGTGGGTTCTGGGTCTTTTGACACAACTGATCCACGGTCTATCAAGACCATGAGCACCAGCCAGTGGATTGAGGCCGACAGAGCGCGACAAGTGAAGGCGCAACAGGCGCGTAAGTTTTAATTTATTTTCTAAGGAAAAATCGTGGCTAATAGTATTCTTACCATTGATATGATTACCCGGAAGGCTCTTGAGATTCTTGAGAACAACCTAGTAATCACCCGCAACGTGAACCGACAGTACGACGACAGCTTTGCTGTTAACGGCGCCAAAATTGGTTCTACCCTGCGTATTCGCCTGCCTGACCGCGCTCTGGTGACTGATGGTGCAGCCCTGCAAGTGCAGGACGACAACGAACAGTTTACGACCTTGACGGTTGCAAGCCAGAAGCACATCGGCGTAAACTTTACTTCTGCTGAACTGACTATGCAGATGGATGACTTTGCAGACCGGGTGCTTAAACCCCGTATCTCTCAGTTGGCCTCCAGCATTGACGCTGACGTTGCCAATGCGTACAAGTCAATCTATGCAACTGTTGGCACTCCTGGCACGACTCCCTCTAGTTCTTTGGTGCTGTTGCAAGCCCAGCAGAAGTTGAACGAGAACGCTGCCGTTATGCAGCCGCGCTACGCTACGGTTAACCCCGCAGCCAACGCTGGTCTGGTGGAAGGCATGAAGGGCTTGTTTAACCCCACCGATACCGTGTCACGCCAGTTCAAGAACGGCATGATGGGTACTGGTGTGCTTGGGTTTGATGAAGTCAACATGAGCCAATCCATTAAGGTTCACACCACTGGTTCGCGGTCTACGACTGACACGATTTTGGTCAACGGTGCTGTTAGCACCCAAGGCCAAGCAACCATCAACCTTGACGGTGGTACTGCCTCGGCTACGATTGTTGTTGGTGACGTATTCACAATCGCCAATGTGTTCGCAGTCAACCCACAGACCCGTGAGTCAACTGGTTCGTTGCAGCAGTTTGTTTGCACCTCTCTCGCCACCGCATCTTCTGGTGCATGGACGAGCGTTGCAATCAGCCCGCCAATCTACACTAGCGCAAGCGCCTTGGCTACCGTTGACAGCTTCCCTGCTGACAACGCAGCCGTGACGTTTGTTGGTGCTGCGTCAACTGGCTACCCACAAAACTTGATCTATCACAAGGACGCTATTACGTTTGCTACGGCTGACCTTTTGCTGCCACAAGGCGTCGATATGGCTGCTCGCGCTAACCACAACGGTATTAGCCTGCGTGTTGTTCGTCAGTACGACATCAACAATGACCGTATGCCTTGCCGTATTGACGTTCTGTACGGTTATGGCACTATTCGTCCGCAGATGGCTTGCCGTCTTTGGGGCTAAATTGAATGGGGCTTCGGCCCCTTTCTTCGTAACATCTTTCAAAGGAAATTATCATGGCTATTCCTAATTCTGGCGCTGGGTATCAGTACACTGATGGCAACACCAATGAAATTATCATGGGCGTTCAAGCAGCGCCTCAGACAGCAACTGCAACGGCCACTCTGACCGTTGCACAAGTGACTGGTGGTATTTTGGTAGCTACTGCTGGCACCGGTGCCGTAAGCTATACGATGCCAACTGCTGCAGCAATTGACGCTGTGTTTACTAACGCTAAAGTCAACAGCACCTTTGATCTAACCGTTATCAACTTGGGTACTTCGTCTGGTATTGTCACTATGGTTGTTGGTACCGGCATCACTGCAGTTGGCAACTTGCTTGTTGCTATTACCGGCAGTGCGGCTGGCGTTGGCGGCGCGGCACAATTTACGTTCCGCAAGACCGGCGATGCTGCTTACACTGTGTATCGCGTTGCTTAAACCAAATAGGGGCTTCGGCCCCTAAAAGGACATACCATGTCAAACAGTCAATCAATCGGCGTTGCTTTTAGCGACCCGGAATTTACTACCTGCTACGCAAGCCAAGAGATTGGCTACTCTGCCTCTGCTCAAGGCACTGTAACGCAAGCAACAGACAAGTCTACAGGGGTAACTCTGAACAAGTCTGCTGGTCGCATTACGATGAACAACGCAGCTTTGGCAGGAGCCACCGCTGTTTCGTTTATTCTGACCAACAACTTGATTTCTGCAAATGACACTATTGTTGTTTGTATTTCAAGCAACACTACGGGTAG